TATACCTCCTGTTCTGCCGGCTCATATGGTAAAGCCAGACATCTGTTATAAAGATCTTCTCCGGTTCCATTTCCACCCAATGCTTTATATGGCCTGAACATATACTCCAGATTGTCTCTGTCTTCCAAGGTACAATATTTCCTTTTTAAATAAAACGAACATGCCTGGTAAAGACGGTCATGGAGGAGTGCCAGAACTCCTGCGTTAATAGCATTTGTTCTGGCACGTTCTGCCTTTAACTGTTTGGATAATTTATGATATGCTCTGGAAAGCAATACAGAGATGATCCCAAACACCCATGAAACCCAATGCACAGATATGTACTGCATGATTGATTCCATGACTTACTCCTCCGTGATCAGATCTTCGCACTCCAGATCGATCAAGACCTGCTTTACCTGTGGCTTGATCTTTTCTGGTACCTGTGCGTAGGTTTTCTTTCCCTTAACAATAAGGGTTGCATAAATGATTGCCATAGTCTCCACCTCCTTCCTCAGTAATAAAAAGAGCAGCAGTCTAAGCATTTAATAATTCCTCGACTTCCGCTCTGATTTTCTCTGGTACCTCTTCGATTTTTTTCTTTCCATTACGGATCAGATTTGCATATACTTTTGCCATGTAACTTGCCATGATTAAGCCTCCTTTGTGGTTGTAGTGGTCTGGTTTGCTTCGTAAAGTTCAGTCAACGCTAACTGGGTGTTAGTGACTTCATCTTCCAGTGCCAGATTAGCTTCATACTGCTCGGTAAGAGCTAACTGGGCTTCGGTGAGCTGGTTTTCCAGTTCTGTTACCCGGTTCTGTAATTTTCCAATATCTGACTCTGGTAAGTAAGAAAATACCGGCTTCGGATCGTCTGGATTTGTCACATCAATACGTTCCAGCTGACCTCCGTCCGGTATGTCTACAAATAATGCCAGAAGCCCCTGTGGAACCTGGTCTTCTCCATAAAAAATTGACCATATTTTTCCGGTTGCATCATAAATTACTAATGCTTTCATACGCCTTTCCTTTCTGATTATTTATGATATACTGTTAATATCTTTTTATTTTTTTCTACAAATTTCTGCACCACCTCCCCATTACCTGTTGATAATATACTTTATGGGAAGTCGATATTCGGTGTTTCAGGTAATGTGCGCAAGTATGCAGTAATTGATAAAACGGTTACAATTGCATCGGGAACGAGAGCTTTTGATAATCTTGATTCTAACTCTCTTACATATGATAATTATGTGGCTATTTCGTTGCCTAGTGGGTTTTACGCAACCTCAATTAATTGCAATAAGCCATATGCCGGGTATATAACATCGGCCATTGGAGACGATGGTATACTTCATGTGTGGAGTAATGCTAGATTTCACGCGGTAAGCTGGAACTCTAAGGTGGGGCGCACTGGGACAATCTATATACCGTGCCTATGTTCTTCGGGAAATTATAAATGTAGAGTTTTTGGTTATTATTAATAGTATCCTGTAACGAGGTAATTGTAATTCTTATTTCGGGTTGTAACTTTTACTTTAAAAGTTGTTCCGCTTCGAATCGGAGAAGCCAATGTATAATTGGGCAATATTACACTTAGATTAGCCGGATCCCAAGGACAAGAAGTAGATAAGTCATGTGGGCCATATTCTGCCATAAACATCCAACTTTGAATATAAAAACCAAGAGATAATGTTACATAATAGTCACTGCCAGAAGTTACTTGCCCAATACGAGATACAAATTTTCTCACATTACCTGAAACACCAAAAATGGACTTCCCATAAAGTATATTATTGCCAGTTAGATTCCCATCACCTTTGATAACAATATTACCGGTCATTCTCTTACCACTACATGATACTGTCTGCTGAACTGCCTTAGGCGTATAAGTTCCACCGCCCATCGTACCCATGGTGCCGGTCTGCTTGCTTTTGGGATTGGTGGTATAGAAAGTTTTGCCTGATAACACATCACCGGCTCCGGCATCACCACTGAGGGTTAGTGTACCAGTTAAAGGATTGCCATCCTTATCTACGATCACTTTTCCAGATAAGATATCATCTGCTTCAGCTGTAATCACATCTAAATCGGCACCTCCACCTCCGCCGGTCATTAATATTCTTCCCATTGCTACACTCCTTTTAGCCCGATTATAATGTCAGTTTCCGGCTTTTTGTAAACCTTAAAAGTCACGCTGCCTTCTGCCGTTGTCCCCGTACCAGAAGCGATGATACCAAAAGCTTTCATATATGCTTTCTGGGTTTCTGCAGGAGCCCCATCTTCCAGCAGACTTACAAAGATGGGATTATCTTCTGCTGTAACACCTTCTACCTCAACTGTCTGGCTATACGGAGCTGTATCTCCCGTCCAGCCGCTTGCTGTAAGAGTGACATTAGCAGGTTCACCATTTATACGGTTGATAGCTTTGTTTGTGGAATTGATATCGTTTGCTCCAAAGGGATCCCCTTCCTGCGTATAGACTGTTTCATCTGTAATACCGGAAGTCCCATCGGCATTCGATGTGATCTTATATTTCCGTGCGCCATCATACATGGCATCTTTATAATCCGTTTTTAACATATCTCTCCTCCGTTTAGGGTAAATGCAAGCTTACGCCTCCCTGTGATCCGGCTCTGGATATTACTGTACATCAGTCTGCAGGCCTCTTCGATACGGTTCAGTTCCTTCCAGTCAATAAAAAGCTGGTTCTCGTAAAACGTCTTCCGTTCACCTACCTTAAAAGGGAACACACCTACACAGATATGTTCCACATTGGCTTCAAACCGGTTGATCTCATCTGCATAAAAGCCATAATCCGTATAGGCTTTATCCCCGCCCATATCTTCAAACGTAAAATCCGGCCACAGGATAAGCGCCTGCCGCCGGATCTCATTCAGATTTCCTTTTATGCGGTTATAATCCTTGATATTAAAATAATCACTGGCCTGCCAGTCTGTTTTTGGCTGTTGCCACATTGCTCATATCCCTCCTTGCCTTTATGGTGCCGGACAATGCCCCATTAAACTTCAATGTATGTTCATATATCCGCAACAGCAGATCCGGAACGTATTTATTTTCCAGGAATGCAATATCATTTGCATCAATACGCGGTTCTCCACGATATTCCAGATCATATTCCCGGTCAGAACGCAGATAATCTCCGATCCATTCAGCAAGATCTGCTGCATGCTTTGACGTAGATACAAGCGGATTTTCCCACGTTTCAACAGTTCCTGTGGGATTTAACTGTCTGGTCACAAGCGCCTGTGTTACATTGTATTCATATCCATTTATGGTCACTTCCGTATCTGCTCCATCGTCAACCTCTACCGTAACGTAATATGCGCTGCTATCAATGATCTGGACATTTGTGCCACCAGCTGCATCTATTTCATAATCATAAGCCGCTGCATTAAGATAAAACGTATGCCTGGTTTCGTCTGCCGGGACAGCCTCCCTGACTAATTGTCTCTTTTCAGTCCCTGATGCATAAATTGTCCTGGTCATCTGCAACTCTCTGACTCTTGATAACTGTGTACCCTTTGGCGTCTTAGTAAGCTCCTTGCCGTAAGACAGTTCATAATCAGTACTGTCCCCAAATGTGATCTGTTTCAGGTTTACCCTGTTAAACGGTACTCCCTTTAAAAATTCAAGCTGCAGCTTATCAAATTCCGGGAATTCATGATTGACCACAGTAACTTCAGAAAGAGAAGATATTTTATACTCTTCCACCAGTTCCTCTCCCAAATAGGAACGGAATACCATACCAGACGGATGATTGCCTCCAAATTCCAATGTAAGGCCAAAGCACTTGTACCGCGCTTCCAGAACGATAGTCACCAATGGATCTTCTGTAAATGTCCCATCTTCATCAGCTACTGCTTCCGATACATATCCCACATCCAGATAGTTTTTATCCTGATATGGCAAAAAGAACTGTACAGCTGATGCTTCTGTGTGATCCTTTTCCGGTGTGGCATAAGTGCTTTTTTCTGTTGCATCCAGTACTGAAGCCGTATTAGAAAAGTAAGTTTCATTTGCTGAACTTGCCTGCATGTCCGGTATAAAACTGGACTTCATAAATATATTTCCGTTCCGATCCTGGTAAAGGATACAGCGTCCGGCATTGGCGATCAGCTGCAGTGCTTCTTTATGGGATACTACTGGCATTGGATTATAAACCATAACATCTTTTAGATAATTATCAAGCCAATAGGTACGGCTGTCTATTCCGGCATCGCCAAAGACATCAACTGCAAGATCATACAAGCTTATTCCATCAGGATAATATTTTCCGCGGCGGTAAGTTCCATCCATGCCATCAAAACGATCCGTAGCAGTAAAACTCATTTCTTCATCATCTGCAGACCATTCCCGCAGATATACCGTGGTACCGGGCATCCACTCCACATTTCCATCATCCATCTCCTGACCGTAAATTACATTGATCTCCTGGCCATTTTCCAGGAAATTTACCGTACTCTCTTCATTTTCAATGTCATATGCACGGTTTTTATTATCAATGGTTATGTTCAGATCAATGGAGGGTAGATCTTCCATAACAGGACTGATCCGCTCTTTCTTTGTGGCTGACAATATCTTCTGGTTATCAAAGTAGATACCGATCCCCATCGTGATACGGTGGATCCGCAGCCGGCTTTGCCCATTGACCATATCCTTTGGCACAAACCGGAGAAATGTTGCACCAGGAAAGATCTCTTCCGTCACAAAATGCCCTGTATCATTCCCTGTGATTTCAACCGTATGTTCATCTGATACAATGGAAAAATCCACAGGATACGCTTTGCCAAATTCTACTGTGAGACCTTTTATATCGTGCTGTACCGGAAAACGGATCTCAACCTCACCTAAAAGATCATCTGTAACGATTCCCTGGTTAAGGACTGCATCCTGACGTTCCCTTGGCAAAAAATACATACTCCCATCTACGGTACTGTAATCCTGGTCACAGGTTTCATACAGTTCCGAAACCTCATAGTTGTTGAGTGGCCAGGTCAGATTGCTATAATAAGCATATTTCTCCTGGTCAGGTATATAAGCAGATGCCTGGGCCTCCTGATTGATCAGACCAATACTGACGCGCATATAGGAATGATCACGATACTGCTTTTTCATTTCCTGTTTATATGCATTGCTTACAGCTTGCATTATTCTATCACCCCGCAGTCTATGATGTTGACCTTACAGTCCCGGTACTTTGTAGGAAGCCCTGATCCATTAAATTCCACCGGCGTGGCTGTACGGTTTCCCGGATACATGCGGATCGTCTGGAAACGATTGTTTACCATATCCGGGATCCGGGCGGTCACTACAAATTTGTCAAATTCCTGCAACATAGCTGACCAGGTAGCTGCATCCAGGAATTTCCACTGCAATGCATCGAATTTATACTGATCCCTGCCAACCTTCTGTCCAACAAATTCGCCATTTGCGTTTTTTCCGGAGCTGACATTGGTTGCGACCACAAGATTACCACCTACATCAGGAGCCGGGAACTCCCGGCCATTGATCGTTATTACTGCCATTTGTTGCCGCCTCCTTACGTTGTTCTTAACGTGTAACCGCTTCTCTTTTCCAGATCCGTCAGTTTCTTCTTTACATCACGGATATCAATGCTCACTGTCAGGTCCATGGCTTCGATTAGGTCCACAATGCGCTCTAAGAGTTCCTGGATGCGCGCGATACGTGAATCATCCATACCGGTACCATTCTGTGATAATGCCACAGCACGGCTTACCAGGTTCATAAGCCTGTCATCATCATTTTCATAAACAGCTGCACGGCCTGTTACTGCCAGCGGCGGTGCTGCATTACCTGCTACACTTGACATCATGGATACAAGCGGAACCATGCAGGAACGCATGCCGTTCTGGACTGCCTGGGTAATGCCCTGGGTGATCTGCTGGTTATTGGCAACTGCAGCACGGCCGCCCCAGCTTCCAACCATCTCCGGGATACCGTCTTCACGGGCTACGAACATCTGACCAGATTTAGGGAATCCACCGGAAGCATGGCCGGATACTGGCGAATTGGTTCCGTAATCCCAATCATCACTGTCATCTGCCTCATCATCTTCAGCGTCTTCTTTAGCACTCTTGAAAATACTCTTCGCGCCTTCCACAATGCCATCCCAAACACCACCGACAAAATCAGCACAGTCCTGCAGCCATCCGGCAATGGAACCCCAGACGGATTTTAAGCCGTCCCAGAGTTTGTTCATGATGCTCTTTCCGACCTCGATCATTGCATCCGGTTTAAACACTTCTTTGATCTTTTTCCAGATATCTTCAAACCAATCCTTGATAGCGTTCCATTTTTCTTCAATGGTCCTTTTTACACTGTCCCAGATCTCTGAAAGCTTGTCTCTGATCGCTTCGAAAATAGATGTCGCAAGAGCTTTGATTGCATTCCACAACATAGAAGCAAATGCCTTGATCGCATTCCAGCGAAGTTCCCAAGAAGTCTTGATATTCTGTAAAGTTCCCGTAATAGTAGCATGGATCAGGTCCATTAAAGTTTTTACGATATCCTTCATGGCGTTCCAAATGCCACTGTAATACGTTTTTATTCCATCCCAGGCTCTTTCCCAATCTCCAGTAAATACACCTACTATAAAATCAATGAGACCACCTAATGCCGTCAACACATCCTGCAAGATTTCAGCAATATGACTTGCAAAGCTAAAAAAGGAATTAATAGCTGTCTGTACAAAATTTGCAATTACAGGAGCCGCTGTTTGTATGAACCACTCTATAAACGGAAGCAGTACATTATTCCAGAGTACGGTGATCGCATCTGCTACTTTTCCACCAAATTCCAGAAATGTTGCGATCAATGGTGCTAAATACTGCTCTGTAAAAGTTGAAAATTGCGTGGACAGGTTCTGTAATACCGGAAGAAAATAGGTATTATAAACATCCAGTAGAAGTGTTCCGATTTCAGTAAAACCCTGCTTGAAAGCCATTAACATTGGTGCAACATGCTCATCATAGACCTCTCCAATTTTGGTAAAAGTTGTTTCAACCAGGGATCTGATAGCTCCATAGATTGGCTCTATTGCAGAAAAGGTATCTTCTACTGTATCACGTATATAATCAGCATTTTCAATGAATGGTACTGTGAGTACGTCCAGAATATCAGCTGCAATGTTTCCAGCCAGTTCCGTTATGCCCATAAAAGCTTCGGAAAAAATACCAATAATATCCGATGTAAACTGAACAGCACCGTCACTTCTCAGTGAAGAAAAAATAATTGCCAATGCTGAGCTAAAGTTGCCGGTTATTTCTGCTATCCTGGAACCGATATTGAACATCTGGACTATATAATCCTTGATACGTTCTTTGCGCTGTTCCAGGTACCTGCTGATGCCTCCCAGAAGATTATCTGCAATACTCGCACCGATGCTTGCAATGGAACCTGTAACCTGTCCTAATGACTGGGCCAGTGTATTGGCAAAACCTAAAGCCGCTGTCTGCACATCAGAATCAGTAAAAATATTCCCAAGGCTATCTTTTATGGACTGGATGCTGCTTTGGATCGAATCAAATACAGATGTGTCGCCAAAAGCATCCCAAAAACCACTTGTAAAAGAATCTTTTAACTGGTTCAGCAGGTCAGCTATCTTCCGCAGCTTACCACTGACTATATCTTCCTGTTCCGGAAGTGTTCCCATATCAAAGTCATCTGCATTGTAGCCGCCTGCTCCACTACCGCCAGATCCGCTTCCGCTATCTGAACCACTATCCGGGTTTAAGATATTAAGCTCATCAATACCAGTGGTAGCCGTTTTGATATCCTTAGCAGCTTTCTTTGCAGCATTCCCAGCACCGGAAGCAGCCGTTCCAGCTTTATCTGCTGCGACAGCTACAGCTTCCATACCAGCTGCAGTTGCGGATGCTCCTGAATCTTTACCACCAGACATCAAGGCAAAAAAGGCTTTAAATGCATTCGCCAGGCTGAGTATTTTACCAATGACTGCGTTGATCACCTGGATGACCGGGGATAATGCAGCTATAAGCCCCTGTCCTATGGTTGCCTTTAAGCTGTCAAACTGCAGCTGTAAGATACGGACCTGGTTCGCCCAGCCAGTGGATGTCCTGGAGAAGTCACCTGCTGCCGTTGTCAGCTGATCCTGTACAAACTTATACCGCAGGGCAACCTTTTCCATTTCCGACATCTTTGCTGTAGTCTTTCCGAAGCCATTTGCCATAGCATAGCTGTCAAGAGCCGTCTGGGTCATAACAATGCCCAGGTCTTTCAGGCTTTCTGTTTCACCAGTGAATACAGACTTTAACTTCGTATATGCCTCATCCTGACTGATGTTGTAGAAAGATGCCACATCTCCGGCAAGACCAGTAAGAGTTGCGGACATGTCATATGCAGCTTTCTCACTGAAGCCAAATGCCTTTGCCATAGCTCCAAAAGTACCGGTAAACCGCTTTGCCATGGTCTCAGACAATCCAAACTGAGTGGCTGCATTCTGGGCAAACTTATCTACCTGTTTGCTCATCTGGGAAAATGTAACATCAACTACGTTCTGGACTTCTGCCAGATCAGAGCCTAATTCTATACAGGACTTTCCAAAGTCAAATACTTTTTTGACTGCAAAAGCAGCTGCAAGTGCTTTGCCAGCTTTTTTTGCCAGATTCTGTATCCCCAGCATCTGACTGTCAAACTCATTCTTATTTACTACCAGATCAAGCCCGATCTGGCCTACGCTGTCTGCTGCCATATATGTCACCTGCCCTTTTCGTTAAGACAGGCACATCGGCACAGCGTCTTAGATCTTTAACTCAAATATTTTCCTGCATTCCTTATTTTTGCATTTAAAAAAGATGCCCTTGCATTTGGCATCTTTTGACTTCATTGCATTGACCGGATACCCGCAATACGGGCACCGGACTTTTTCATGCTTTACTTTTTCAATTTCAACCACCTCCGCATAATGCAGCGAACATCCTTTCCAGACCTTCCATTTCCCTGTCATAAGTCTCCGGAGTCACCTGCTCCATCTGATGTTTACGCCAGCTGTCATGGATTCTTCGCTGATCAGTGGTAAAATGTTTGATCACATTATCATCTGTTTCAGAACGTATCGCTACCACCCGGCCCAGGGGAGTTTCCGGTCCAAGTCCGGCCAGCAGGGAACGGAACTCATCCCAGCTGACCGTTTCAAACTCTTTCGTCCTTATACGCAACCCGTACTGCGTCATGAAACTGGAAATGATCAGGTCCCAGTCTTCAAACAGGTCGTAGTACGGGTCAGCGCTCTCCCTGGCCTGTGATATCTCCTGTGATCAGCTTTATGGCCTCCTGAATGACAGTCATCCAATCTCGAACCAGCAGTTTCAACGAATCAATTACCTTTCTGGATTTTTCTGGAAATACCAGTTCGTATAATTCATTCATATTTTCTTCTGAAGTTCCACCATTTCTTGTAACATTAATTACTTTCATCATGGTAGGAGCATCTGCATTTACCTCCAGTTTTTCTCCATTGATCATCAGGCATGGATTCCCATCAAATGTAAGCTTATCTGTAATATCTACTACTTTTGCCATTGCTCATTGTCTCCTTTTACGCTGCCACTACCGGTGTATAGGTTGGTTTTCCATAACAGGTAACCTCAAACTCCAGGGCATCGATATTCGTTGTATCACCGCCTCCTGGGGTAGTCACATTTACTACTACATCACAAGCCAGCTTAGCCCCGGATGTCATGGTCCACTCAAACTTGGTCATTACATCCTGGCCAAATTTCCATGCAAGGCCTGCGATATAATCATTTCCGGCATCACCTACGGAACGCTTTCCCTTAAAAGCAAAGCTGAGTTTTTTGCCAGTCATAGCAGATTTGGCCCAGCCTTCTGCGTCCATGGCATACCATTCTTCTGTGGTACCGTCAATGGTTGGCGCAAAGTTCTCCAGATCCGCAGGCATTACCATATCGCCGTCCACGCTGTCCATACCCTTTGTACCAAATTTAAACACGTTATTGTGTACAGGATATACTTTTCCTCCTACTTCACTCATTACACATTCCTCACTTTCTCTGATAGATAAGATCCAGCCAGATCACATATTCATACACCCCATTATCATCCGTTCCTACGTCCTGAGGTTCAGGAACCATTAAACGCAGATAATTAATGTGGGTATCTCCTATGTCCAGACTGGATATGCTTCTAAGTTTCTCAAATAGTTGATAAGCAGCTTCTTCACTTTCCGGTTTGTCCCTGTTCCAATGGACCAGAAGAGAGAGCTGCTTTGTATCATAGGTAGTGTATTCCAGGCCACCTAAAGCAATATTGGGTGGTCCGGATCCACTTCGGTTATAAATACCTATGGATTTCTGCTGTTTATTATCCAGCTTACCGATATAAACATGGCTCTCTTCTGCAATTCCAAGAGAAATGATCCAGTCTTGTATGTCCGTTAACCGCAGCATCATACACCACCCGCCTTTTTATAAAACTTCTTAAAGGCTTCCCTGCAAAAACCGGAGCTGACACCTCCCGGAAGCCATGGCTCAAGCCATTTACCGCCTGCAAAAGGATTTTCATACTTCTGGAACTGATATTCCGGATGATAATACAGCCGCCTTGCATATGGCGTGCTGGATACCAGGCTTACTTTTCCGTTAGAAGCTTCACTGGTGTCCACGAAGGTGCTTTCATTCTGCAGGTTGCCAGTATCAAACGGCATGACCTGTGCCTGTACCACTTCCGTATGCAGCGCTTCCGCCGTCTGCTTCAAAGCAACTACTGCTGCACGGGTCAGCTGGCTGATACGAGGCATGTTCAGCTTTATAGTTGACTTTACCTGCATCAGATCACCTCCAGACTGCAGTAATTTACCGTACCGTCCGGATTCCTGTTCTTGCATCCCTGCTCGATCCGGCGTTCTTCACCAAATACCGTTACTGTTCCGCCACTTAAAGACGGCATATCTGGTGCAATGTCTCCCGTAAAAAGCGCTGTACCAGTGATCTGCACCAGCTTCTTTTCCGCTGTCAGAATGGTCTTGGCTTTATCCTGGAAGTTGCACATCAGATCTGCATCCAGGCTGTACTTCGGCCTTCCCTTATTATCCAGTTCTTCCGATTCCAGGTGGACGTGCACAGGCGTCTTACAGAGCCTTTTAGGTACTAAACATGGATATTTCATAGTCTCACCTCGCTAAACGGCAGCAAAGGCCCGTCTGGCACAGCATAGCGTATACATCCCGTTTCATGGCAACGCCTTTATCTGTAAACACGTTCCAGGAATTACCAAACTGCATGGACACACCGTTGATGCTGTAGCTCTGCAAAACCGTGTTGATCTCATCTGCATTTTCTGTCTCAAAATCAGCCTGCTGGCAGACCACTTCCCGGATCAGGTCCTGCTGGAATGCTGTCAGGTTAGAAAATCCCTGACCTACGATACGGTTGTAAGTCAGGGAATCAATGTGGTGGCTGGCCTGGCGGAGAGCCTTTTTAAGCTCATCCGCTGGCACAGCACTGCCTTCATATTCAGTCTGGTAATATTCCGGGGTTACATACGGCTCATAAGCCATAAGACCACCTCCGATCAGGCTCCGGTATACTCTGTAGTATCCACATCTACGTAGATGCTGTCTACCTTACCATCACGTCCATTCGGGAATACAAACACATCAGACAGGGAACGGTTCTGATACAGGTATCCGTCACCCTCTGTATGTGCTCCTGGTTCAAAGTAGTAGATGCTGGAGATCTTCGGAACGATCTTGCAGGTCTGACCGCACGCTACCAAAACATTGATCCTGTGCGCTCCTGTTACAGCAGCTACATGGTTTTCGGTATCCTCTGTCACCTTTTTCAGTGGTGCAAAACCGCCGTTCTCCGGCTCCCAGTCAAAGGCGTCATAGAAACGCTCATCATCCACTACTTCCATGATCGGCACGCCGTCAATGTCAGTTACACGGGTCTCAATTCCCATGCCGCCCTCTGCGACCTGGGTCATCTCGATCTTACGTGTAAATTCGGTAGACTGCTCCAGGGCATCCATAATAGCACTGGATACATACATCATCAACGTACCATTTGCTTTGTATCTTCTCAGCTTGCCCTTCGCCAGGATATCCTTCAGCATTCCGAATACTTTTGCCTTGGTATAGGTAGCAGCTGCTGTAGAACTATGGTATCCCTCTGCCTTCTGTGCTGCCTGCGCTACCTTTGCAAAGAACAGCGCATCTGTTTCCGGAACGACCTGGGTCTGCTCAAAGGTGCGGGAAATGTTCTGGATGGATGCAGTCGCATTGGTCTCATCCACATCTGCCTTATCCACCAGGAAAGAAATGTCACGGTCATGGGTAAGGGTAAACGGTACATCCTTCTGGGTATAATCGCCCTTATTCCAGCCGCCATTTCTGTTGTGATTTTTATATCCGGAAGTGGACATCTGGGTAAAGTGGAATGTCTTGGCATCTAACCACTTTACGTTACTTGTTACAAAGGGAGAAGTTAAAGTCCCCTGCATGAGGATCTCTAATAATTCAGGCTCCCATACCTGTGCATAGTTTAAATTTGGCATATGATCACCTTGTCCTTTCTTAAATCATTTGTTAGTTGTTCCAACGGTTCCAGCGTTTAGCCGGGACCCCTGTCTGCTGGGTCTGTGTTGCCTGCTGTGCCTGGCCCGCACCAGCATTTCCGCTTGCAGCTCCTACCTGTACAAAACCAGTAGTGCCCGCAGCCTGTGGCTTCAATCCCGGAACGTCTTCCAGGACTTTATTCAGGGCTGCTTTTAAGTTCTCTTCATTGACCTTTCCATCCTGTCCTACTGCCTGACTGAGATCTGCCATTTTGAGGATGTATGGAATTGTTTTGGCATCAATACCCAGGCTTACTGCAGCAAGTATAGCAACATTCTGGATCTGTGCCTGTTTGGCTGCCTCCTGTGCCTGTGTCAGCTGGGTCTGCATAGCTCCCACATCTGGAGTATTAGCGGCTTTCTGCTGCTTAAAAGCTGCGATCGCCTGCTCTACTTCCTGCTGAGAAAGTCCCTGCTGTTTAAAATAGGCTTTCAGTGCGGTATCTTCCTTGGCTGCCAGTGTTCCATCAAGCATCTGTTGGATCTTGCCATAGTCAATAGCTGGTGTTGATGCCTGCTGGGAATTCTGGTTCTGCTGTGTAGTCTGCCCACTACCGTCTCCTGTGCCCTGCTGATTCTGCTGTGCCTGGTTTTGATTTGTTTCTGCCATGTTAATAGTCTCCTTTCCATTTTGGGAGTGTCACTCCTGTTACTGATCCATTCTCATCGGTGTCACCGGCCGCGCAGAGTTTAATGCCATGCTCGCGTTTGGGCATAAAAATAACACCCAGGGCTTTCCTGCGTGCTTACTGCTCAATCTTATTACATTTGGTACAACGTCTTACATAACCGCCATACGGACCGGAAGCCCGGCTCCAGTGCTTGCGATAGTGGTGGCAGCACTCCTTTTTCTTGAAAAACCTCTGTCTGATCCATGATATAAGCCCCGTAAAATCACCTTCTTTCATTTGCGACGTCGCAATTATTCTTCATAAATCACATCTAACCCATAGGCTACCGCTGCATCATGCTCAATCCGGCACCCTCTGGCATTTTCCCAACCCTTACAGAAATAAGCTGCATGACAAAGGGACATATTTTCCAGACTTTTAGCAAGAAAGCAAAGGGGAATCTGTACCACTCCACGTTCTTTCATCTTTTCATTGCTGTACCATTCATCAGTAAATAACGTATTCACAATTTCGTAGCCTTTGGCTTCCAGTGCCTTGATTGCCTGTTCCCTAGTTGCAATAATCTCCTCATCTGTTTTCCCGGCCATTGGCTGACTAAGCATTGCTTTCTTCATCTTCTTATCCTCTCTTTCCTAAAAATGGGTACAAAAATACCACCGGTCTACTGACTGGTGGTATTTACTGACCTTGTTCCCAAGCCCAATTCTTCACTTTTTTAAACGCTTCTACAGCTTCCTGTGGAACACCTTCAAGCTCGCCATCATGAATACATTTTGCATACGGCTTATAAGTTTCCATCGCCTTTTGAATCTCCTCCGGATACTTGCGAATTACCATGTTTCTTCCCTCTTCGATGTTTTACCATATATTCAGCTTCAACTTCATCATACCTATCAATCCAGAACATTTGATCTGCGTAACTACTTATGTCGCTTACATTGTACTCCGTGATACCTGCTCTGTCAATTGTCTTCTTTGCTTCTTTACAAGCATTCTCTATATACTTACCATAGTTTTCTCTTGTAATTTCACCGTATCGTTTTCTAAAATTTTCAGCCTGCTTCATATGCCACATCTCATGAAATTCAACATTTCCTTGATCTTTAATCACTTTACTGTCTGCAATCTGAGGGATATAGAAAACTACATTTTGTATGGCGTCATACTTCCCATACGCTGTAGGCATTTCATCTGGCGAAACTATAATAATTTTAGGCCTTCTCTCCAGCGAAACTTCCCACTCTTTTAAAGCCTGCTCCGTTCTCTGATTCAATGTATGTAACGCACGAGGTTTTATATTCGTCTGATTGGAAATGTAAATCTCTGAATAGCTTTCAACTCGCTTAATGTTTATTTTCTGCTGCTGTTTAATAAATATTGTTGATGCTTCACCTCTGGTAACTGGTCTGTACGCCTGGTCTTTCCACTCTTCCGCTTTTATCTGGTATTCTTTTTGATTCTCCTTATCCAGCGAATACTCTGCCAGTCTCCCATACTTTTCCACCTGGCGCTCTGCATACTGTTGCCTGGCTTCCTGCTGGTTCTGAAGTCCAATCTCTTCCAGATCTTCTTTAGTCCAGATATCATCTGCGGTAGAAATACCAGGGAAATATGTAGTATGGCTGTCCTTGCATCTTGGATGATAAAGCCCTTTGCTGATTGCATAACTCATCAGCGGATATTTCTTCCCAGTCTCCGGATCCACGCCGTCCTTGCTACCACCGCTCCACACATCATCGATCAGGACCTTACCAACAAAAGGAAGGCACTTAGGACACGGGTTTCCACGCTTGGCCATGATAACTGTTGTAACTCCCCACTCCTGACGTTTTTCGCCTTCTCCCTGCAGGTAAGCTCTTTTACTGGCTGTCCGGATCGCCATATCTGCATAGTCTGAAAGCGTATGTCTGGCACCGTTGGCATACTCCACGCAGTTAAGACCACGGGACAGCATATCTTTGGTAGCCATGTCCACAGCCTTTTCATAGGTCCCGGCACCTGTATTGGCATATACCTGGGCATTGAAGATCGCTTTTCGGTAATCATCGTTAGCCTTGCGAAGCACCGCTGTTTCCACTTTCTCCATATCGTCTCTGGTGGCTTTGATCAGCGCTTCCAGTTTACGGTCATTCAGCTTAAAAAACTCTGCCGTAGCTCCCGAGCCAGTTTTCTTAGCCCCCTTAAAGCCTTTCTTAATCGCCTGAAGTATACGCCTTTCCTGCTGCATACCGCCTTTTGACCGTGACATCCGGATCAGACTGTCAATCTGGTCATTAATACTTTTAAACTGCTTACTGTATTTCTGCTGGTTGCGGACTTTGTACTTTTCCAGGGCTTTTAGCTGCTCTGTCTGCCACATGGACCAGTTATAACCCTCTTTGGTTTCCTCTGCCCTGTGCCGGTCCATATTCCGGATCATAGAAGCTATCAGCTCATCCTCTATCTTCTGAAAAGCTGCAGCAAGATCATATTCATTCTTCCTTGGCATCAGTATTCACCCGTTTCTGAATATTAGCTGCAATCCTTGCACAGCGCTTTCTGTTTATGCAACGGATATTATTCTGGCAGTTGGGTGCTCTCATAACGCAGCTATACTCGATTTTCTCTAACTCCGGTTCAAAATCCGGACAGTATGCGCAAAAGTCCTGCAATAATAACGTAAATCCTGGAATATCCATACTACTATCTCCTGTTCGCATATACCTTATAGCCTTGTGCCTTAAAGTTACGGGTAAGATCTTTAAGCTGAGTCATGCTGCTACAACGGTCCACCCTTAATTCTGCATAGCCTTTTTTCTCAATCGCATATATTCCAAAAGGTACCTGCTCACTGGCTATTTCCAGCAGCCCCTGATACTCCTTCTGGCTCATTCGGTAAACCCGGTTCATTACCTTCACCTGCATTGCCTTCACCCCCAAGATTGACATTAAAAAGCCCGGCAGCCATATTGACTCCCGGTTCTTCTACCTCTGTAATACCCTGTTCTGCTTTCAGACGTGCTATTTCTTCCTGTTTCCACTGATCATCCTTGGAATCTCCATACAGTTCTTCCACTTGGGCTTCCACACTCATCAGTGCGACGCCAGGCCGCGCTTTTGCCATTGTCTCAACCTGACTTTCAAAAGAAGGATTTGCGTACTCACCGAACGGAATATCCACCTTTACCTCTTCAATTGGATTTTTTAAGAGAATATTGTAGGCATTAATGGCAGCACTGACCAGTTTCGGAAGCTTCTCCTGCAAGGCTTCCACGATAGCATTCCTGGTGTAAAGAGTTGTCTTTTCCTTCTCTCGCTGTGCTTCTGCATTATCCAGCTTCTTAACATCAATTCCCAGTGTACTTGGGCTGATGATTCCCTGCAGGCAGAGATCCAATGCGGTCACATAAGAGGCCAGATAACTGTCATGAGGGATTGTTGGCTGATCTGTCTGTATCTTATTTTCAGCCTTTTCTGACATGTCATTGTCACCAGCAAAAAAGCGGCAGTCAAAGGAATTAGCCTTGAGTGGTGCGCCGGTCTCTGGGTTTTTAGGAACCAGGCATTCAGGGATGTATGTCTTAGCCCTTCCTGCCCTTAAAGCATCCATCCACTGGGACCATACCTCATCCAGCGCGTCGAAGCTGTCCAGTTTACCATCAAAGACTGATCCACCTCTGCCTTCATACTTCGCTGACTCGTATACGTTGATCGGTACTGCAAGGATCATCTGCTTATCAAATGAAACATCCTGAAGCGCTTCTGTTTCCCTAAGAAGGGCTTTATTCACAAGCGTATTGCCCTGATACAGTTCATTGGTTATATAACCATATCCGTATCTTTCATTTAATACATAAGTTTTTCCACCGCTTTTGTACGGCGTCTTAAAGATCACTTCCTGTATACGGTCACGTCTGCGTATGATCTCGATCCGTTCTCCCGGATACCATTCCAGGATAGGGAATTCACTTACCTGCGTATCAATAGTCACTTTAAATGCACCATCTCCGATACAAAGGATCTCTTTTAAGGCTTTTTCCATTTTCTTACGGAAATCATTTGCCTGTGCTATGCTTTCCCACAGCTGTTCCTGCTGGTCACTGTCAAAATCAAAGTCATTCATATCCGCCATGGTAATAGCTGCCAGTGTGCGGACGATCAGCCCTGGAAGGCCCGTATGCACCTTGCGCATTTCCAAACCAGGTGTACACTTGCTGGCCCAGAATTTATATTGATCAGCACAGTCATGCACTTCCCTGTACAGCTGCTCCAGCTCATTGCTGTCACCTCTGTACCAGATCCGGTTACGGATCGCACTTGTCTCAAAGTCTAATAATTCGTTGATCTGTATGTTATATGGACTGGCTGGAATCACGTTCAACCAGCTTCGTATCCCCCGCTTGATATTCTCGTTCATTTGTTCCAACCACCTCATTTCTTATCCTCCTCAAACCCGATCATGTTGCGATACGGTATCCAGCTGTACTGTCCCGCATTGATCGTATGGTCATTTCTGTCTTCTGGCTTATCCTTGTCTTCTTCCCAACTATATTTTTCAAGCTCAGCCAAATGTTCTGGGCACTCATCAACCACCAGGTAACAATCCTGCTGGATCCAGCCAAGCTGCAGTTTGATACGGTCCAGGATCTCCAGTTTCTTGTAAGCATCCCAGAAGTTATAAATGCAGCCATTCAGACGCCTGTATTTTTTAAGCTCCGTCATGGTTGCCTGATCCGCATTATCTATGTAAACGTCTTTCGCAAATCCCCACTCCTTACGGCAGCGCTCCAGAAACTCTACAAATTTCACAGCTGTGTCACTGGGAGCAATAGGATTTTCCAGTTCTGCATTGTTATAAACCTTTTCTGCCAGCGTGATCAGCCGTCTGTCTTCTGTAATTCCCTGAAAGATCATTGAGATCGTATCTGGTGACTTGCTGGAATAAGCTGTATCCAGTCCGCAGGAAAACTTCTTCCAACGGATCCGGCCCGCCTTTACCTCTGCTCTTACCCAGGTGGCGGTAACAACATGCTTTTTTCGGTCGAAGTTTGGAAATACCAATCCGGTGGCTTTACCGCGAAGCCCCAGAATTTTATTTTTCCAGATTTTCGTGCCTTTCGGTGTGTTAGCCAGGATCTTGTCCAGCTTTTCATTTGGCAGACCCAGATTATGGCTAAAAGAAAAGAACCAATGCACCCAGCCGGGCTTTGGTTCTTCTTTCAGTTCGTCTTTTATTTCCTGCGGTGTCTCTGATTCCCATTCTGACAAAGGGCGGGAACAATTGATATACTCCTTATACACATCCAGGGACGGATCATCCGGGTTAAGCGTGGCCATGAGATAATCACAGCGCATGGCAGCTTCGCGCACAAAGTCGATGTCTGCTGTGTTGATCTCATCGATATACAAGCAGCCATACTGACCGCCCAGTGCTTTCTGCCATTTTTTCTTGTCACCGTAACCCATCACGTATATGACTTTATCACCATCAGAAGTATGGAACAGGATATGGGGGATCTTATCGTCTTTGGTTCCGTTACCGTTGTACTCAACGAGGACACCAAAATCATCCATGATGCCAAGATCTTTGTTGATGATGTTCTTCTCAGCGGTACCAGTATCCTTGGCAGCTATGATGTGCAGCTTCTTGGGAGACTCTGCCACTTTCAGCATGAACTTAAACAGCCCTACTGTGGTTTTTCCGGCCGCTGTTGTCCCTTCCAGGAACTCTACCGGTGCATCACATCTGAGAAATGCTTTGTATTTATCTGATAACAACAAACGTTCTGCACTCACTATCCACCACCACGCATCTGCCGGATCAGGTCATCCAGCTTAGTCTGCTCTGCTTCCAATCCTGTAACTTCCAGCTTATCCTTAAACATGCCAAGATGCCGTCCCAGAAGCTCCAGAGCCTTTTCTTTATCATTTAACTTAAGCTCTATACCGTTCTTTCCTTCTTTGATCCCGGCAATAGCCTTGATCTGATTCTCCGACAGTTTACTGGTATCCGTCAGGATCACGTTTCCATGAGAGATCTGTACAAAGTCTGTAGCCTTGGCAAAGGCGATCGCAGCCAGTTCTTCAATCACGCGGTCCTGTGTGACCTCCGTCCGTTTCTGGCGCTCCTGCATGCGTTCTGAGATATAAGCCGCAACCTTAGCATTTCTTAGCAATCGACTTGCATTAGCCGCTGCTATATCATCATTCTTCACTCTTGGATAAGCGACCTTGTAAGCCCGCGTGGCATTCAGGTCAATGAGATATTCATCTGCAAAAATCTTCTGTTTTTCTGTCATTTGGGCTCACCTCGCTTTCGCCGGTTTTGAGTATAAGAAAAGGAGCCACGCTGGGTGACTCCTAATGTTTAGTATTCATATAAAATTTTTTGTTCCCTTATCCTTTCTTCCAAAGGAATAACAAAATTCAAATACCCTCGAGCATTCTCTTTCATTTTTTCCAACACTGCAACATTTTTTACTTTCAAGATACTAAGCATTGCTATATTAATCATAACAAAATCTTTTCTTATTATTTCAAGCTTAACAATATCCTGTTCCGAATTAAACGACAATAACGTATACATATCCTTGTTCATTCTAGTTGTATCTGCATGTATATATAAACATGCTTCATCATACACTTGCTTCAATTGTGACATATAGACCCTAACGAAACTTTGAAGTTTATCATCACCCACAATATTTGCTGTAACACTTGAAAATGCTGCTTCCAAATCTTTTGTTGTTAAATCATTTGAAATATAACGAACAAAAGACTCAATTATATTTCTCAATAAGAAATAAAGAACTTTTATATCTACTATCGCAATATTATGTACCATAGAGCAATAATCATGCAAGATATTATCTAATAATTTATCGCGTTCTATATTATATGACCGCAATGAAAAAGTATCCTTCCAAATCAACAATGCTCTATAATACTTATCAATTTCTAAATAGAAATCTCTTCTATCTTCCTGAAAATCAGTATAAACAGTTCTTAAATACTCAAGAAGCTTTTCCGTGCTTTCAACATATATTTTTTTATAATCTGTTACCAAATCCATGTTATATCTCCATGTCCCTTATAACCTCATATATATCCTTTTGATGTATATCTTCATCCTGATTTATTTTTTTTAATAAGCTGTAAAGCGAATTTAATACATTATTTATATCATCTTCAGAATCTATTGTCTTTATGTATTTAATAGTTTTTCCACAAATCAATGTCCTTGAGGATAACATCCATTTAGAAAAAGAAATATCCATAAAGGCCATCAAAAAGTCTCCTATTTCAACATTTTTTTTAAATATCTTTTTTGATAAAATTATATTACTCATTATCCCTACAGCAATTATTCTTTTTATCTCAATTTCATCCGATACATCAACTCCTTGCGAAAATTTTCTTTGTGTCTTAAAGAAAATCTCAAGTAAATCCTTACTATTTTTATCTACAAACATTACTTTTTGACCTCCGTCTCATAAGAATTCAAAAATTCATTGGCTAACTTCTTAATTGCCCTTTTTGCCCCAGGTGTTTCATTCATAAACCTTTGGTGTTCACTAGCTTTCGCAATAGCACTAATGTTGCCAATCTTATTTTCGAATACGCTGCATACAAACTTAAATTTTTCTTCAATATCTTTTATTTTATTATCATGATAATTATCGGAAGTTTTTTGTGTTAAATTTGCAACAATTCCAAGGCATTTTATTTTTTCTTGTGTTTTTCTATTTTTATTATAGTTGTTAACCATTTTTAAAAACAAAGAAAGACCTATAGTAGATAAATAATCTGGTTTTATGACAAGTACATAAAAGTCTGAAGCTTTAAACGCAGATGTTGTATACACCGACTGAGTTGGAGGACAGTCTATAAATATAAAATCATATTTTTCTTTCAAACAATCGCTATCTATATATGCTGCTAAAGTATCCGAATTACTTCCATCGTCTTTTACTTTAGTCATATTTAAATCACCACAAATCAAATCCAAATTGGGCCTAATTCCATTAATTATCAGACCTTTCTTATTCAAAATCTTACTATCACCAATTATATTCATAGAAAATAAATCTATGTCAACATCGTCTTTATAAAAACTGTATAATGTTTTTTGATTTTTTACAGCTTCTTCTATCTTTTGTGGAGATAGCATATATTGCGATGCATTCATTTGAGGATCTATGTCGATAACTAAAACTCTTTTACCCATTTCTGCAATTTGTGCAGCTAAATTAACACAAACAGTTGTTTTTCCAACCCCGCCCTTCATATTCATGAAAGCGATAACATTTTTCTTCATGTTTCTCCCCCTTCGACATTTTTTTTATTATATCATAGTTATTAGCGAAAATAAATGTCAAACACAAAAAGACACCCTTTCTCAAGGATGTCTTTCATGCTACCTGGAATGTCTGGGTGGAGATCCCTAAACCAGGCAAATCGGAACGGAAGGATTCGAACCTTCGCTTAGGATAAAAGCCATTGCTCTACCTCTGAGCTACGTTCCAAGGGGGAGGCAACAAGCTTTCGCCTGCTGCCTGGTGGGGTTCGACGTAAGCCGCCGGCCGTATGCCTTTGGCTTCCACTCTATTGTATTCCGAAGCAACCGAATAAAACGAACTTTTTACAAAATATTATGCTCTTTTAAATATTTATCCCTGATCATCAGCCTCGGATAGTCTGGACTGTTGCTGTATCCAATCTTTGCGGCAATCCTATCCCAGGTCATTCCCTCTATGTAGAACATCCTGAACACATACCGTGCCTGACCGTCTTCAATAGATCTTATCCAGTCCTCCACAGCCTTGCACCGTACTTTCTTGTTATCCAGGATCTTCTCCCGGCGATCATGCAGCTTCCAGTCAAAACCTGGAACCGCTTTTGGTTGCGGATAACCTTTCCGGTAGTCCATAACAACACTGACGCCGATCCCGTTATCCCCTTCCATCATCTCTACCAGTTCCAATTCCAGGACTACGATCTCCCTCTTAAGCTTTCGGTAACTGCTCAGAAGCTTCCTGGTTATCTTTATCTTCGCCAACGGTATCACCTCCCATTCTACGCTGTTATTTAAACAGATCTCTAGCCAGGTATAATATCAAAAACACCCAAACAAGAACAAACTCGTGCATTTCGATATTTCCATGCTTTATTTTGAGCATACCATAACAAAACCAATATGCTATGCCTCCAATTGCCACGATTGCTTTTGCGATTGTAATCATTATTCTCTGCCTCCTCGCAACTCCGGATCCGGGCAGAGGCTTGTCCCCGCATATGCTGGCATCCTGGCTGACCAGGTTGTAGGCTTTGGCCCGTTAATGATCGCATGGTCTGATGCAGCTATGGCACTTTTTCTTTGCAGCTGGTTTGCCTTTCTCTGGGCATCTGACTTTACTAATCCCATTCTTTATGTCCTCTCCCTTCTTGCGCATGGCAGCTATCACATACTCCACATTGGGATTTACTCGTTTCCACATTACGCTGCTTTACCGGTATGCTTCTGGTCTTTTCTTTCCAGGTACAGCTTTACCAGTGTGTAGATCTGGCGAAGGAACAGGCTGTCTTCTATGTGGCTTATATTCTGGATGATATACTGCTTTACATGTTTGTTATTCATAGGCTACCTCCTCTAAATTTCAGTTGTATTGATTCTGTAGAATAAATCTTGTCTAGCTGCTGTAGGAGTATCTTCTTCTAAAATAATAATTCTTAAAGCCTTATTCAAGAATTTACGTTGTTGAGTGTCAGATAAATCTTTAAAATAAAAACCGTTGAGTTTTGTCAGTTTCTTTAAGCCACTGAGTTGTAATTGGTTGTTGTAAAACTCAACAAGTGTTTGCATACGTTGAGCTCCGTCAATTACTTCTTGTTTACCGTTATCACAATCTGCAAAAAACATAAATGGAATAGGTAATCCAAGAAAGACAGATTCCAAAAACAAAGTTTTATTTTTAGGTTGCCATACAAAATCTCTTTGATAAGGAGGAATAAAGAAATCCTTTTTTTCAAACTTAGTAATCAAAAGTTCAATAGTAAAGTCTCTTGTATCATAATCAATTTGTTTCTGCATTTCCTTGATTTGTAGATCAGCAGCCTGCTTTTCGTCTTTAGAAATAATATGTTCTTTTTTAGTTCGCGGCATTTTCATTTACCTCCTGTAAATGTTGTTGGATGCTTATCCCTATAGCTCTTCCTAATTCAACAGGAACTGCGTTTCCTATGTGTATTCCAATTTCACTCAATTTTCTCTGCCGCCTCTTCTAGTTCATACATCCAGCTGCTCAACTTTTCATAGCAATCTTTACAAAGCACTTTATCCTCATCTTTCATTCTAATTTTTTCATATCTATCCCTAAAGTAAACATCCATAACCTTGTTGCATCTTTCACATGCTATTTTCATTTCTGTACCTCCAAATTCTTAATTTTACATATCAAAAATGCTCATCTGGCCCTTACAGTTTCCACCGATTGTGGTCGGGTCCCAACCGACACCGATATAATCCAGGACTTTCGCCCAACCGTATTCTTTTCCTTCTGCATCTTTACAAAGATGAAACATTAGATAGTCCCATTCCTTTGGATTGCTCTTATACAGCATGTCAAACCGGTGTGGCCGCTTCTCCATGTGGATTCCAAACCCGCACATGCTGCACCCTGTCCGCTGAGCTTTTGTGGTATACAGTGTTCCGTCTGGTTTTCTTTCGATGGATCCGTAGATTTCCGGAATAATGCTGTCTGGCATCTGGAAGCTCTCTGCAATCTTTCCTTCATCCAGAAGCCTTGCATGGTACCTTTCCTTCAGTCCAGACTTCCACATCTGGTCCATCTCCAATGCCAAGGTCAAGATATCCTGTCTATGGAAGATCGCAAACGGCGCTGATCTGATAGTTGACTTACCGAAGTAATTGCATCCATTCATTCGCAGGCTCTTGGCACGTCTGCCACCCTCTGATGCCATAAGTCCCAGATAAGGTACGCTGTTATGTTCTTTTCCCCAGTTATCACAATTTTTTTCTTTGAGGTAATAACAACACTTGGAGGATACCAAAAAGTCTGGTTTCCGGAAGTCGCAGCCCTCTGTTTCATTTTCATAACCGCCAAACAGCTCTAACCAGCGCTTTTTCAATTGCATCTTTGAGTTTTTCTGCCAGCCGCCATAAGCTCCCGTTTCACCAGTGATGATCGCATGGCGAACTGTTTTGTTCTTTTCAGACGGATTCTGCAACAGTTCTATTTTGGCAGCGACTTCTTTTGATATGACTGGAAAGCCAAACTCCTGTATTACTTTTGCTTTTGTCCAGAAGCTACCATCTTTCCGCTTTAACGGCGGAACATTGATAATTCCAAGTGCTTTATGTACTCTCTGAATAGATTTATCTTCCAAGGACGATGCGCTGACTCCAGGAGTATCAATGCCACACACCCCATGTAAGAATAGGAATAAGACAATGCTGTCCAACCCACCTACTGATACATGATAATTCAAACCTCGCCCATCACACTCACGAGCGAATTCTTCTGCACGGATCCTTGCATATCGCCTTTTAAATTCATACGACTCTTTTTCTTTTGCGATAAAACAAGCAATCTTATTTTTCGTTCCTAACCGCTGCATCCGCTCCTGTACTGATTCCATTGCTTTCCTTTCTCACACACTCTCTATGCATGTACAACACCGTCCCTCTCTTTGTCCTGATCCACTCTGCATCCCCATTGATCACCTTCTGGCAGATGCAGCAGACCGGGACGGGTATCTTCTTGCTGTTATTCATTTTCCAACCGCCTCTCTGTTTCTATCTTCCAACTGATCCAGAAACCAGTTGACGATCGGTGCTGCCACAGATTCTTCTTCTATGGCCGGTGCTGGTCCCTCCCATTTCCGCACCAGGCGTGTCCCATGGCTTTCCAGGATCGCACCGGCATCTTTTATCACATCTTCCCAGGCATCAAACTGTTTATCTTTCACCTGGTCCCGCCATTTGATCCAGAACTTCTGCGCCTGGCCGAGAATGGCCGCTACTTCCGCATTTTCCAGCGGTTTATCTATCAGCTTGCTACTCAAAATTTATCACCTCATCAAACGGGATCTGCTCATCTGGCTGGACTTTTGTTATCCCTTCCCAGCCAAGGTTCCAGTCAAATGTCTCTGGATTTTCTGAGATACGCTTTGAACCTTCCTGGTAGTAAAGCCGGATCCCGTCCCTGCTTGTCCTGCCTGTCAGCCTGTTTTTATGTATGGTCAGCAGACGATCACAGCTGGCAGTTTCTTCTCCCGTCTTCTTTGGTCTGGAATACTTAAGAACCACATCCACCAGGTTTGTGATATTGCTGCTTCCGGCCACATCATCATTTCCGAACTCGTTTCCAGTGGATTTCCTTGGATGCGCGATCAGGAAGATGAGCACGTTATATTTCTTCGCCATAAGAGCCAGTGCCTTAACAAACTTCGTCTGCTGCCGGTACAGGTCCGATGCAATATCATCTGTGATCGCCGTCATAAGATTGTCTATGAACAGCACCCGGCAGCCATACTGCACAACTGCCTTTTCCATTGTCTTCAAAAGACTCTCATCCTCTTCATCATCCTGCTGGACGATCCCGTTGTCATATATGTACGCCTTTCCCCTGTACCACTGTTCGATCTGCGGGATACAGTTTCCGTCAATGCTGTAGGACGTATAGCCGAAATTGGATACCAGGGCGTTTATATGCTGCCTTCCAGCCACCTGCAGATCAAACCATGCACGGAAGTACCAGTCCATCAGCTCACCGGAATAAAAGAAGGTCGTATATCCCGCTGCAATGGCAAAAGTCCCAAACTGGGATGCCAGGGTAGATTTTCCTTCCCCGCGCTCTCCAGTAAGCAGGATAAGCTGACCTAAATAAAACCCACCGATGATCTTGTCCAGGGATGCGATACCGCTCCTGAGCTTTTCCAGCTTTGACAGATCCACCCGTTTAACTTCTTCCAGTGGCTTTATCCTTTTTGCCGGTATGGCCTGTGCGTTCTCTACAGCCATTCTGACGGCTTCTTTTCCGTAAGCCATAAGAAGTTCGTTTGCATCCTTGCAACCCCGGTAATCGTCCATTCTGACGCATTTCACGCACCCTTGGAAGCGTTGCTGCATTTCTTCCAGCAAGGTGATGTGTCCGTTCTCGCAGTCCCCAAACACGACCAGGGTCTTAAACTTTGCCAGGAAGTCCCAGCAGTATGGGATCCAGGTAAATCCTTTTGCTCCGGTTGGAACGCTCACCGCATTCTCGATCCCAGCCTCCACAACGGAAAGAGAATCGATCTGGCCTTCCGTAAGAATCAGGACCGGGTTATCCAGGTTGCAGTGGTTCATTCCAAACAGGATCGGCTTGCAGTCCGCTTCACACCATTCCTTGTTTTTATCAATGCCCTTACGGAACCCGGTATTGCGGTACTTTACAAAGTGCAGGATCTCATTCTCGTCATAAAACGGGAATACCAAGATCTTTTCATTGTCATTCCGCACTGTGATGTTATACCGTCTGGTCACAGTCTCCGATATTCCCCTGGATTCCATGTAGGCAACCGCAGCCGGTTTTGCTTCCGGCCGTTTCCTGGTGTGGATCTTCCGGAACTGCTTTTTGCTGCTGTAGTACTCATCCACTTCCGTACCAAGGGAAACATTAAAATCCTTGGAAAGCGTGATCATGTTCCCATGGGCTCCACAGCTTTCCCTTAAGCATTTAAACTGTCCGGTCTGCAGATTGATTGAAAATGTTCCACGGTCTTTCCTGTTCTTTCCACCAAAACAGTATGGGCACTGTTCAAACTGAAGCTCATCGCCTTTCTGTCTGCTCTTGCCTCCGATCTCCTGAGAGAACCGGAATGCATCGTCTGCTTTAAATTCATAGATCCCCATTTCTCTTCTTCCAGTCCTCCCATGAACGGATCACTGTGTCATCATCTTCTCCCCAGAGATCGATCCCTTCTGTGTCATCCTCCCCGTCAAAAAGAGGCGCCGCAGGCTCTTTCTTTATTTCTTTATCATTCTTATATTCTTTATCATTCTTGTTAGTTGTTAGTTCTTTGTTAGCTGTTTGTTGGCTCTTTGTTAGCGCTTTGTTAGGTTCTTTGTTAGCTTCCTTGTCAGCAACACATCTGTTTTTACTGGAAACTCCTGTATTAACAACATTTTCTGCCCCACTGTCATTTGTTGGTAACATTGTTAGTTCGCTTGTTGGATTTTCAGGATTTAACACTTTTGTAATACTTTTGCTTTGTTGGCTATTTTCTGACAATTTAACAGGCCCTGTTTCCTTCCCCTGGTACTTCTCCCAGTTTACGATCGTAATAAGGCGCCCTGTCTTCGTGGAAGTGTTGGTCAGGAAACCTAACTTTTCAAACCGTTCCAATGCGGTCCTCACATTTTGAATTGTTACACCCTGACCACATTCCCTGACCAGGGAATTAAGACTAGTGATCAGCTGCCCTGGCTTGCAGACGTACTGATTATCTTTCCATTCCCACTTATTTTCCTCATGATTAGCCAGCAGCAGAATGGTTATAAGAACAACCTTCTGTTCCGGTGAAGACAGCTGCCATATAGACTTCGATTTTAATTCCCGGTAAAGCTTCACCCAGCCACCATTAACCATACTCTCCATTCTCCAATCGCTCCTTTAAGTCCCTGTACAGTATCTCCCGGATCAGCCTTCCTGATGTCTCTTCCTTGCAGAAAATCAGGTTTGCGTTATAACGGACCAGCCATGCTGTCACAGACGCAGCAAATGCATTTGCATGGAATCTGCTGCGGTATTTTCCGTTTAATAGATTCTCCCAGCTTGCGTTTTCGCATAATAGATATACCCGGCACCCATGATCCCGGGCACGTTCAAACTCATTCTGGAACCGCTTCCGGCTCCGTGTGTAGCACTCTGCCAGCTCATCCAGGTTCATCTTCCGCTCCACTGCACACACGGGTATTACCGTCTGGGAAATATCATGGATCTGCTTTCCATCTGGAAGAGTGGCATTATAAGTGTAGTCTCCATAATTTAGCGCAGCCCGTCTGATAGGGACACCGAAAGAGGCATAGCGTTTATGCGCCCTCTCCGTGTCCTGCTCACGGGTATCCACCAGGATTTCAAAGCTGTCCAGGACTTTCTTCTTCTCAAAAACATCCATAGTGATCAATCAAACGGAAGTGCCTCATTAGAGCCGTCCGGAATACTCATAAAATCGTCTGTAGAAGGCGCAGGAGCCGTTCCTGGACGGTTAGCCAGCAGTTTATCATCTGGAAGTTTATAATTGCCAGAACGCACCTTCTCGACGCTGCACAGCTGTGCCAGGTTGATAGCCCTGCCTACATTTCCGTCATTCTTCTGGTACTCTCTTTCGTTGAAAAGACCGCCGATCAGCTTACCCTTGAATTTCTTCTCATCCCAGTCAAAGTGGTACCCTGTATTGGAACTTTCCAGAGCTTCTGTAACGGTTTTAAAGCGGCGCTTTGTCCAGCCGTCCTTCTCTGTCCCATCATCATTTGGAACGTTGAGAAGATAATTACAGTGCCACTTCTTATCTTCCTGCTGTTGGTTGTGATACTCATTGGTAAAAAAGTCTTTGTATTCCCCTTCTGCCACATCACAGCTGATCTTAATATACTGTCCGTTCCGGTTCTCACAAACCTCCGCTCCCATGATCTTCAGGACATATCCGCCCTTTGGAAGGACCGGAATATCTCCATATGCTTTTGTGTTGTCATAATCTCCAAATCTCTTTATTGCCATTACTCTTGTATCCTAGTATAATAATGGTGTAGTCAATCAAGACTACTTGGTTAATAAGTTTCTATAAATCAGATAACAGAAGAAGGGATTCTTCCTTCATCAGATGTTATCCAAATAATTATCATGTCTGACGGTTCCTGATAGACACCAGATAAAACATAAGGTATTATCTCTTAGGATAGGACAAAGAATGTTCAACTCCTTGGGAAGTCACTTCTGTGACTGATACCTACAAGAAAGTCAATTAGTCCATTCGACAGGGTTTTATGTTTTAGCTGGTTGGGAGCCTGAAGACCATACCCGAATAACACGCTAGGTTGTGTACCTGTCAGATTGGAAATGGATTCCTATCAGAAAGGAGCTATCGCTCATGTCAAACAAAGTTATTTTTAATCTTGATGAATTATTCATCTCTGTTGGTATTGATGTCGGTGCTGACTTCTCATGGATGTCTATCGCACTTCCAAACCAACAATTCGTAGGAAAACCTTACAAAATCCTGCATAACAGTATTGATTCCCTTACAACCGCTGTTTCTAAAATAAAAGAAGCAGAAGAGTTGTATTCTTTGGAAAGTCGCATTTTCCTCGAATCCACGGGAATTTATCATTACCCACTCTTCTGCTATCTTCGTGATAAGGGTTTTAACTGCTCCGTTATTAATCCTATCATCACTAAGAATAGCACAAACATCAACATCCGAAAAGTGCATAATGATCGTTTTGATTCAAAAAAAGCTGCTTTGGTTGGCTTGAAACCGGATTTAAAGGTTTCACTTATGCCATCAGATCTTGCCCTAAACTGCCGTAACCTATGCCGTGAATACTACGATTTAATGGATAATCGCAGTGCCTATGTGAATAAGCTTCAGGGTGAATTACGCATGGCGTTTCCACAGTATCTTGGCATCTTTTCCAAGGTTACTATCAACACTTCTCTTACATTGTTAGAAACTTATACCTCTCCATCAGCTTTTCTTGAAGCAGACAAGCAAGAGATTATTGATCTCATCAAATCAACAGCTCGCTTTGGGCTTACATATGCTCAGAATAAGTATAATGCCATCATTCAGGCGGCAACTGATGCAAATCAGTTTGGCTACATCATAGAAAGCAACATCAAGCGTATCCGTCTTTATATCAGCTTCATACGTAAATATGATGAAGAAATCAACGATATTCTTGAATCGCTTCATAAGCTTGTTGATTCAAATGAAGATACTAAATTTGTCAAACAGGTTCATTTGATTGAAACATTCAAAGGTGCTGGTTTCTTGTCTGCTGCAACCATCATGGGCGAAATTGGTGACTTTTCTGCTTTTTCAAAACCAAAACAGCTTTTCGCTTATTTTGGTCTTGATCCTGCTGTGAAACAATCCGGCAAATTTGAAGGCACCAAGGTTCAAATGTCTAAGCGTGGTTCTTCTATTGCCAGACGTGTGATTCACACATTATCCTTGCAAAGTATCAGTATTTCCCGTAATGGAAAAGCTAAAAATCCAGTTCTTCGTGAATACTATCTCCAGAAATGTGATTCAAAACCAAAGCTCGTAGCAATGGGAGCCGTTTCACATAAAGTATGCAACATGATATTTGCAATACTAAGAGACAACAAACCTTTTGAAATCATCACTCCACAAGAGCACAT